GTCCCGCACGGATCGAATTTATAAAACTGGAAAATTGGTCTTTGGTGTCTTTGCTTTGTGGTGAGAAGACGACGCTTCGTAAGTGGTCTTCTGTTATGGCTGATCCTGTCATCACTTATGTTGTTCGAAATTTTTCCCCTTCGATAGAAGGAGACTCGATGATTTATGATTTAACTCGTGTTGGTGGTCAAGTTGAGAAAATTACAAAATTACCTGGACAATCATTTCAATCTCTTCAGCTTGCATCTTTAATTAGAATTGGACAATTATATGATGTTGGGATGTCTAAAGGTGCTAAGAAATTGGGGCTTCGTAGTCAATTTCGTTTTGAAGATCCTCTTGAGCGTGATATATATTTAAATTCTTGTAATATGTTTCCTATGGTGATCCCTAATATGCCTCAGCGTTGGGTTCCTCGAAATAAAGTATTTGAATATGTTGATAGGAACGTTGCTGATAGTATATTGAAGTGGGATAAATATTATTTTTCCCGGTATGTGGATGGCTTGAGTAGAGAGGTGTTGTGTCCTATAAATCATTTGTCTACTGGAATCAAGTTTATTGATCGTGTTGTTCCTTCTTTAAAAATTTTGTGTTGTAGGGTTTTGTCTGCCTACAACTTAGCATATGGAGGAACTGAAAAATATCCTTATGTTACGAATGTCATTTATTATGTTGAGAGGATGTTACATGTTCGATTGCAAAAATTTCCTCGAAAATTTCCTTCTTTTCGTCCTGGTTTTGACTTTGAACCTGTTAATCGTGCTTTAAATTTTTGGTATTCGTATTGTGTTCGGTCAAAGAAGAAAGTTCGATTTACTTTTGAGCCCCATCATTTTAGTTTGATTCCTCTTGGTAATAAAAAGAATGGTTTTGAAAGATTTCCAAATTTAGGGGAGATTGAAACCAAATATTGTACTTATCGTTTTGTTGATAATCCCTCTAAAAATCAAGCTCTAGTTTCAATATTACGAGATTTTTCCACTTTTATGATTTCTGCGGCAATTCATATTAAAGATGGGATGGTTCCCATTGAGAAACATTTTAAACAACCGATAACTTCGTTATCTTTTAAAGACGAAAATCGATCTAGTTTAGATGAAGGAACTTTGAATCCAGATAAGGTTAGGGAGTACAACCATAAAGGTAGAATCTTTGCATTATATAAAGATTCTTTCATTGGTCGATTTTTGCAATTTCGGAAAATTGAACGAACATATTATCCTTATTTTCATTTGTTATATCCTGGTGCCCGTAATTTAAGTGCTCATATTGAAATTGGTACTTCTTGGCTCAAGGGAGGTGCTAAGTTAAAATATGATGCATTATTTGGAGAATTGGGTGATAAATATGAGTTAGTTCTTGACAATAATGATATTACTTATCGTAGTTATAAATTTGTTAGTGCGGGTACGCAAAAGTTCTTTGATGGTGATATTTCAAGCCTTGATACTTCAATTGGTGCTATGCATTTAGTATTTTATCAAATGTTTTCTTTGGTATGGTTGGAGCGTGATGATAAGGATCCAATGTACTTGTTAATACAGTGTATCATAGAAGCTTTGGCTGAGATGTTGGCGGGGAAAACTGTTAGGTGGATAGAGGATTTTATGCTTATTATTGGTTTTATGCCTTCTGGAAGTTTGGAAACTTCTCACGGTAATTCTTGGATAATGATAATGTTTTATTGGTTAGCATATATATTTACTGTGATGGCTGATTCTGAGGTTTCTGTTCGAAAAAGAATTTGGATGTATTTGCTTGCTCGTAGAATTATAAACTTGTTCTTTGGTGATGATTTTCTGGGTGGTAGTCCTCGTGATTTGGACGAAATTTCTGTTGAGGGGTTTGCTGAATTTATCTTCGTTAAATATGGTGTAGTTATGAAAAATAAAAATACGTATAATTCTCTTATTACTTATCATACAGTTGTAGGCGGTACAGTTTTGCGTACTGTTTATACTGGTCCGGTATATTTGAAACGTCAGTTTGTAATGAGTGAGAATTTTGGTTTGACCGTCCATCATCCTAATATTTGTCCTGTCGTTCCTTGGCGTCCATTGATGCAATATAAATGGCGCATGGCGGTTCCTAAAGACAGGGGAGCACCTGTATTCCGAAATTTGAGTAGGTTGATAGGTTTAGCATATGATACAATTGGTGTTGAACCGCTGGCATTTTACATGATAAAATTTGTGTTTGATATTGAATATGAAATGAGTTGTCATGCCTATGGTAAGCAAAATGTTGATCGAATGATCCCTGAGTTGTTGGCGGATGACAGGAAATATTTGCTCAAAATTGGAATGCAAGGAATTCCAGAAAAATTTCCTGATTACGATGAGCTTTTGCATCTTAATTATATGGATCGGGAATATCATCTTCCAAAGTATTCAGAAACTCGTACATGGCAGGAAAGTGTTTTAGAAGTAGAAAACTGGTAGTTGTGCCTCACATGGTGTTGAACCGCTGGCATTTTACATGATAAAATTTGTGTTTGATATTGAATATGAAATGAGTTGTCATGCCTATGGTAAGC